CGCCGAAAATGCGCCTGAGCACGTCGCGGTTAACTTTCTGCCCCAACTTGTGCGGGTCGAATCCATTGCTCAGCACGTAGTCCGCGAAATTTTCCCGCAGCACCTGTTTCTCTTCCGGCGTGGCCCCATCCCACAGAAGCAGCGCCCGCTGCGGCTCTTCCCACAGGACCTTCCCGAGGTTGGCCGGCTCTATCTCGGTCGCGACATCGCGGGTTACGGCGCGATTGAACACATGCTTGTGAAATGCGTACTGCGCGTTGAGTTCGGCCGCCTTCGGAACGCCTGACTGCCCCAGGATGTCGTCGATCTTGGACACCATGTGGTATCCCAGCGCCTGATCGTTGGCGCTCTGGCCTGCGGACATCAACGCCGCCGCCTGACTGCGAAGCCCGCGCAGCCGTCCTATGGTCGTGGTCCCCGGCGGCGCCAATGTCTCGGATATCTGTTCAGCCAATTCGGGATCGTCTGCGGCAAGTTCCCCCCAGTCCCGGTATCCCTCGGCTCGCGCCCGACGGGTAAGCAGTCCGCCTGAATCATCCGAAGTCTCGTTGGCCGCCAACTTCAACAGCGCCTTGGCTTTCGGACTCAGAACAATATTGCGCTGGGCGATATAGTTATTCTCGTCCGCGATGGTGTCCTGAAGGCTGCTGGCATCGATTAATTTCTTGTCATACTTCGCGAAGACCTGATCATAGCGTTCGCCCAGCGCCTTGACCGCGCGCCTGATCGGTCCAAAAACCGCATTCTGGACCGCCTTGCGCCGTGCTACCGCGCGCTCGCCAGGCAGCGCCGCGGGTCCCGTCTGCTCCGGCGGCAATGCCTGCGCCGCGGCCACCTCATCCGGCGTCTTCCCCAGCATGGCTTCCAGCCGCGTCCGTGCCTCCCTTGGAGCCTGCTCTTCAAGAATCTGCTTCTGGAGCTTGGCCTTGTCTGCGGCGATCCGGTCCACCACCTCATTCTTGAGCGTCTGTCTTTTGGCCTGTAGTTGCGCCTTGGCGGCAGCCGCCTGCGCCGCGTTGGCGGCGTCTTGTGTCGCGGCTGCCTCGATCGCCGCCCTCGCGGCCATACCTTCCCCACGTAACGCACTGCGTAAGGCAGGCACTCCGTAATGGCCTGCGCCCTCGAAAGCCCCAGCCTCAACCGCGCTCTGCTCCAGCCCGCCATAAGGATGCTCGAATCCCGGCAGTGTGCCCGGCTGCGACAATGAATAGTCGCGGCCAAAAAACCGCTTGTTTATCTCGGCATTTAAAACGTCCGCCGCCGCCGATCCAGCCGCCGCGCCAGCCACTGTGCCGGCCGCTGTTCCAGGTCCCGGCGCCACCGCTGTGCCTGCCGCGCCGCCGCCGACAGCGCCCAAGCCCATGAGGCCGGGAGCTATCACATATTCTTCAGCAATTTCCGCGGCGCGCGGGATGGGTTTTTGGAAAACCGGAGCGCCCGGCGAAATGCGCCCGCCCTTGGGATGCGGTTCGGCGGCGAAATCGTCTTCGGAATAGGTCTTCGGCAATTCGGCGGCGAAGGCTTCCGCCGGCGACAATGCTCCGACGATTTGCTGGGCAATACCCGGCTTGGGCTTAAGGTCGCGCGAATCGGGTTGACCCGGACCCAGGTTACCACCCTGCGAGTTGATGATGTTGCGCATTTCCCGGCGGGTGCGGAATAGCCCGCTATTATCGATAAAGCCGTGCTCAACTTTATCGGGCAAATCCGGCGTCCGGTCGATGATATCTTTGTGCGTCTCGCCCTTGGCGCCGGGAATAATCTTGTTGCCAGCTCGGATCGCCGGGGCAATGGCCAGATTGTCCACGTTGGATGGAATTTCCAGCACCGGCCCCGTGTCACCTGATGGACGTCTGATGGGCGGTATCTCGAGCACCGGCCCAGTCGCGTCGGTCGGCGGCATCGTGCCGCTGCTGAATCCGGTTCCGGTCATCACCGGCACTGCGTCAGGATTCGGCTTGCCTTCGCTGAAACCGGTTCCGGGCGTGAACGGCACCGGCGTTTCGTCTTCGGGTTTAAGTCGCTTCAGGACACTATCAGCGTATGCGGTCGTCTCCGCGGTTGGAGTCCGCGCCGCCTTCGGGCCGCCATTATAGGCGCGCAGGACCTTATGTATGTCGCCATTGTAGGCCTTCATCAGGTCCCCAAGAATGCGCGCGCCAGTGCTTACGTTGGTCTTGGGATCGGCCAAGGCGTCAGGGTTATCCACCCCATAATGCTTGGCGGTGCCCGGCATGATTTGCATCAGGCCGCGCTCTCCCGCCTTGCCCTTGGCGTCAGCCTTGCCGCTGCTCTCCTTGGCTATAACCGCGCTCAGCAGTCCTTCAGGCAAGCCATATTGGGCTTCAAGATGCGGCAGCAGAGCCTGCCAGCTATCGTCCTGATCGGGCATTTAGGGCACCGCCGACCACGAACCATCCGCTTGCTTGCGGACCTTGACCGTCTGTCCGTTCTTTAAAGTCCGGTACGCCACGGTACCCACCGCCGCCCTCTTGGCCGCGTCAGGATCGAGCGTGGGTATGGCCCTTCCCGCATCACCGTCCAATTCATCAGGTCCAAGCGGCTCGAAGCGGCTCAGAGGCGGCACCTCAACGGGCTTTTTCATGAAAGGCAGGCCGGTGGTATAACTTTCGCTCCCGGCCTTTAACGGCCCTACTCCAACCGGTTTACCAGTCTTGGCATCGAAGTCCACGTCCCAGCGGATACCAGTCGTGGGGTCCAAACGGGTCTTGGTGATGGTCTTCGCAGGCGCCGGAATTCCCGTCAGGGGTGTATCACTGACAATCTTCCCAGTCTTGTCATACACCAGATGGTGCATCATGCCGTCTGTGCCGGGCTTGGTCTCCTGATGGTAGCCCTGCCCTTCCGCTTCCAACGATTTCTGATAGGCGGATACGCCTTCGGTATAGACCTTGGGAATTTCCTCGATGGAAAGCTGGCTCGAAGTCTCCGGGTCAGGGAAAAACCGCTCCGCGTTGGTGCCGCGGAACCGCGCGAATGGGTCGCGTCCGACCGGCTGCGAGCGCCGCAGATTCAGTCCGGTCTGGGCCGCCTCCGCATCAGCGCGGCGCATCTCCGCCGCCGTCTGAGCCTGCTGAAGCAACATCTTCTGATGTTCCAGCGCGCCCTGCTGCGCCGCCTGCTCGCTGCCCAAATAAGCGTTTAGCCCAGTCATGCCAGCATCGCCAAGGCTGCGCGCAATGGCCTGTCCGCGCGTCTCGCCCCAGTTCCGATGCGCCCGCAACAATCCGAGGCCAGCAGCTATCAAACCCAACTGGAGCGCGCGCTTATTCGATTGCGCCTGCTCGTCGGGCGTCAGCGTTCCGCTGCTATCGTTTGTGCCCCAGTCCGGCATATTAGCCCGCTATTCCCATCATCTCGCTTTGGAGCATCCTTAGGATTTGCTGCCCCGCCGGCGATGCCAAATAAGCGCCGACCGACGGATGGAACCCGGTTTTTCCGAATTGCAACGGCGCCGGCGCCGGCGCGCCAAATCTGAACGGCGGCAAACGCGGCGGTTGCTCTTCGGAGTTCGGGTCCACCTGTCCGATAGCTTTCATCAGCAACGCATAATCCGCCAATTGTTGCCCCTGATTTTGTGATGGCATTGCGCTCATAGCCTGGGCCACCGGCTGCGCCGTGCCGCTAAGTTGCTGCAATTGCGGCATCGCGCTGAGACCGCCCATGTAAGCTTGCGCGGTTGGATCGGCTCCGGCTCCTACGCTCCCACCAGAGCCGCCCACAAGGCTTTTCAGAAACGGCAACAGCGATAAAATTTGGGTCGGGTCCATATGTCCTTAAATCAGTCCAAGCAACGGCAGCACGCTTCCAATCCCAGTTAACAGCCCGCTTCCGGTCGCTAATCCCAGCGCCCCGAGTCCCACACCCGCCGCCCCCAGATATGGGGCCGCGTTATTCCATGGACTCATATTCGGCGCGTTCTGAGTCACAATACCGGCATTCCCACCCGCCGTTCCAATCGCGGTTCCTAAGAGGTTCGCCTGCTCGAATGGAAATTGAGCCTGATTGTAAAGATTCTGATAGAGCGCATCGAGTTGAGACTGGTTCTGCGCCTGCTGCATCCCCCCCGCTTGCAATAGCTCCTGCGAAGGAATGGTGGCGCCGAGACTGATTTTTGCCGCATCGGCCGCTGTCCCGATCTGGTTCTGCCGTTCCTGTTCGTAAAGCTGATAGGCCGGATCCGCCAGCGCGGTCGCCAAATTGAACTGATTCAGCGCCCGCTGTTCCGCGTCCGCTGAGCCGCCAAACGCGCCTGCCAGCGCCGCTTGCGACATTTCCGATGGCGCCGCGGACTGGCTGTATTCCTGCATGGTCTGCCGATTGATCGCATCCTGCACCTGTTGCGGCGGTATCAGGTATTTGCCTTGAAGCGTCGCATTCGCCTCATTGATCGCATTGGTATTCAGTCCCGCTTCCTGTCGCGCCGCCTGTCCCGCCTGCGCCAGTCCCTGATTTTCCAGCGACGTGAACGGCGCCACCTCGTAATTCGGAAACGGATACGGCTCGCCAGCCAGCTTGTTGACTGCCGATAAATACGACGCGATCGTCGGTATCAGATATGGCGGCGGCGTATAGGTCGTTCTGACACTTTGCGTTCCGCCGCCTGATCCCTTACCCAAGACGCTTCTCCTGTACGATCGCAACCGTGCGCCAACCCTCGCCGGGCAGTCGGCGCAGCCAGCCCATCCGGGTCGATTCGTGGCGAATCGTTTTCAAACCCGCCTTGCGCGCGATGTTTTCCAGTTCCGCGAAGTAGAGATTGACCGCCTCGGTTTTCAGTCCGCCGCCGATCCATGACAACAGGTACGGCTCGCCCGAATATGGCCGCCTTTCCACCTTTAAGATGCCGAAGCCCGCATATTCCCCATCCAGAAAGCCCACGTGCAAAAAGGCGCGGCGGCGGCGCAATTCGACGTATACTTCTTCAGGTATGAAGTCGCATAACTCGGGGTCCCGCGCGATGATGCCCTCTATCTCGACCAAAATCTCCGGCCACCAGCGGTCAATAGAATCCTTGTCTGCTGGAATCTGGCGCAGCTCGAAATGCGGAATAGCCGCGCTATTTGCCGCGCCGTTAAGTCCGCTCATAAGTACCTCGCTTTGACTTTGCGGCTGGCCTGTATGGTGTCCACACGCCGCTTGAGGCGCCAGTATTCGCGCTGAGCTAACAAAAAATCCGCCTGTCCCAGATCCTCGCTTCTTACCACCGTCATTCGCAGCAATCCCACCGCGCGATGCATAATCATCGACGCGCCGTCCACCGTCCAGAAATTTGAAGTCGTATCGTTCGCCGGAACAGGAATTATCTGTTCGTAAATGGCTTTGAGCTGATATGGCTGGTCCGGCACGGGCGCCAGATTTATCAACGGACCGACATTCGGGTCCTGCTGATAAATGGCGAAATAAAGCGGCGGTCCAAGCACGGGCGGCACCTGCGCGTTGTAGGTTTCGATGAAGTCCTGGTCTTTTTGCTCCATCGGATACCATACGCCGTCGATGTTCACGAAAAGCCGATCCAGATTCTCGAAGTTCGGCGGCAGGCTTACCGTCTGCACTCCGGTCGTGCAGGATGCCCATTGAAGCTCTGCTTCGTCCGCGAGGAAAATCTTATCCTGATAGAATTCGATCGCCTCGGTGAGCTTGCGCACCACAGCGTCGGCGATGTCGGTCCGCTGGTCCATCTCGTCGAGGACAGCCTGCTGCAAATCCAGCCATGTGCTGCCTGCTTCAGCCATCGGCCCGATTCCTTACAGGATGTCGTCGCAGTTCAGCCGGTAGTGCGCGCGATGCAGCACGGCGTCATGCTGCTCTGTGGAAATCTTGCCCTCGGCATGGTCGCGCGCCGCGTCCACCACTGCCTGACGCATTTCTTCGCGCCTGCGGATAGCCAACTCTGCCTTCCCTTCATCTCCCTGGGACGGCTGGCGCAATATCGAGGGTCCGACCGTCATTTTCTGGTAGGGCATCTCACTTCTTCCTTTTGCGATGGCTCGGCGGCGTCGGAATCGGCATCATGTCCGTCAGCCGGTTGTGCGCCCGCGCGATATGCGCGTCCATTTCCGCCGGGTCAATCTCGCCTTCGCGATACTGCTGCGCCGCCTTGCGCAGCGCGCCGCGGGCCAAGCCCTTATGAATCGGCTCGCCGCGCTCCGCGTCGTGATGCGGCTCGGCAGCCACGCCCACAAACAAGGGCTTGTCGTGCTTGCGCCTCTTCATTGGTTTATCCCCGGCATCATGTTGCGCAGGCCGCTGAGCGCCTGAAGAATCGGATTCTGCATTCCCGGTCCCGGCGATGCGATTGGCCTTCCATTAACCGGCCCGAAGTTCGGCGGCGGAAATCTCATGCCCGGCCCGGGCGAGCTTATCGGCATCCGATTTACCGGATGCAAATTCTGCGGATGCATCCCCGGCCCCGGTGAGGGGACCGGGTTCTGTCCGCCCAATGTTTGCAGATAGGGCACGTACTGTCTCAGCGCGTTTAGAATCTGGGGCCAGTTCTCCGACCGAATCTGCGAGAGAATATTGGGCGGTACAGCGCCCGTTATTCCGCCAACCGGACTCGCGGCGGGCAAGCCAATGCCGAAACTACCGGGAAATCCTGCCATGATTCAGTGTCCGTGGTGTTTGTCCCAATGTTTGTCAGATTCGGTCTTCCCGATATCCGGATATTTTTTGCGCACTTTGGCCCGCACTTCGGCTTGTTCTTCGGGCGTCCCATGCTGCGCCACCCGCGCCAGCGCGTTCCTGGCGTGATTGGCATCTTCAATCGGGTAGCGTCCGCCCGGTAGCGCAAAGTCTTTGGCGGGCAGCTTGTCCCGCTGCTTTTTCGTTAACTTCGCCATAACTCACACTCTTATTTTCGCGGCGGTTTGTCGCCCGGACCCTTGGCGCGCTCGCGCATGTCCGGGCCGTCCGGATTCTTCGCGCTCATCTGAGGAAATTCCTCTTGGTCCATATGTTCGTCAGCGCTGGCAAACTCCGGCGCCGTAGAGGCTTCAAAACTCTCCCCTGGAGCCAGTTCCTTTCGCAGCACGAGATACGTTTTCTTGGCCATTTGCCTTCAACTCCTTGCGTTAAAACCGAGGGCGGCGCGCCGCACGTCGATTACAGGTTCTTCAGTCCAAACGTGCCCGCGTCGCCGGTCATGCGATACCGAATCGTCGCCCACATGATTCCAGTGGTCGCCGTGGTTGCTGGCGCCGTAGTGATAGTCAGCCGGAATTTAGCCCACTGCTGCTGTACGTTTCCGCCTGGCCCGAACAACTTGGCCTGGTAGTAGAACGGCAGCGATCCCTGCTGATAGCCGCTCACGTTGCCAACCTTGCTCAACACAGTTGCCGCGCTGAAATGACTGCCCGCGGTCGAATTGGACAGAATGCCGGTCGGTCCGAGACCGCCATTGGCGGCGGAAATATCAGTGCCGAGACTCAACACGCAGGCCGGCGATACGTTGCTATCCAGAATCGGCAGGTCCAGCGAGAAATCTTCCAGCACCGAACCCGGCGGCAACTCGAAAAAGTCCACCGTATCGTTGATGACAAAGCCCGCCCCGCCGCTGGTATTCGCGATGTTGAACGAAGTCTCCATTTCGTTGAGTCCAACCAGCGTGGACGGCGGGCTTTGGGGTAATGCTACATAGTGCGTAGCCATCGATCTTTTTCTCCTTCAGGCTTTCGGTGTCCCGATTAATAGCCCGCTATTTATGGCGTCTGCGCCCAGGTGCTCAAAGTCTGGGTGCCGAAATCGAACGCGGTGCCGGTGGTATCGGTGAACACGGACTTCTTCAATCCCGCCACCAATTCCAGCGCCACGCCCAGTTCGCGCATATAGTCGTCGGATTCCTCGACCCACTTCATCTGGTCGGGCCAGGATGTGCGGCGTCCGAAGGCCATGACGCCCGCCTGCGCGCCGAAAAAGATCGCCCGGGCAACTGAAGTCGTTCCGTTCGCCGCCGCGCCCAGCGCCGTTCCCATCGTATTCTGGGTGGTATCGCCGTAAGGTACGTGGATGTCGTCGTGCAGGATCGTCCGGTTGTACATCCCCACCGCGCCCGTCATCAGCGGGTTCTCAGATACTGCGTTGCCGCCCTGAATCCGCGCCAACTGAATTGACTCCCAAGTGCCCTCGCCGGTCTGATTCTTCAGATCGTTGATCTGATAGGGATATGCAATGCAGACCCAATAAGGCTCTTCACCGACCATTATCGGTCGGATTGGAAAGGTGATCGTCTTCGCTTTGGTCACCGCCCGGTTGATCATCGCGAGGTTGAAGAGATTGACGCCGCTGGCGCCGGGGCCAGTCAATTGGGATTCCGCGGTAATCGTGCTGTTGGGAAACACGAAATTGTTCGGCGCTATCGGCGCGTTCATTCCGCAGTAGCGGAAGTCCCCGGCCACAATCCCGATGACATTGCCATCCTGGTCGGTCGCGCCCAGGCCAGCGTTGACGTTGCCGCCGAGCTGGTTGCCGCACCAAATCGCCATGCGTTCTTTGATCCAGCCCGCCAACTGGTCATATGCGTCGCGCCGCAAGGGCCACGGCACCCGCTGTTGCGACATTTCGCCCACGATGTTAACCGCGTGCGCAATCGCATTGATTGAGAAGCTGTCCGAAAGATCCTGGCGCCGCTCTTCCTTGCCTTTGAGCCGGTCGAAGCCCAGCACGCCGGCTCCGAGGAGCTTCTTGCGCAGCACGTATTGGATCGTATCGCCGGGACGCCGGGTCAGGTCATCCATGATCCGGATGCCCGAATCCATGTCCTCGCCGATAAATTTTGAAATGGGGGTTCCGTAAATCGACTGATACGTGAGTTCTTCGCTCAGTATCGTCGCCGCTAACGGATTTCCTAGCCCGTAGATCGTGTCAGCCACTTGAAAGCCTCGTAACTGTCCTGACCGGCAAAATTGCCGTCAGAATTTCGTCAGTTACCCGAGACCTTCAGTCGCCGCCGCTCAGGCTTAAGCGCGATGGCCAAAGTGGCCCAGCGAGGATGTGGCGCGCTGCCGCCCGGAAAGTGTATCGCCCTTTCCGCTGCGCACCCCGATTTCTACCGGGGCTGACCGTTAAAGGCCGTCATCGCCTTGAGTCAATTCTCAGGATCAGGAATTTGTACGTCAATAGTAGAGGCGCTCGTACTTCCCGCGCTCTTCGCGCGGGATGCCAATCAGCTTCGCCCTGTTGCGCGGCAAATCCGTTTTTGCTTCCCGTTTGTCGCCGGGAAAGCGCGGCGGAAGCATGTCGTAAAGCTTGTCCGGGTCAATTACCGCGCCAGCAGGCGCCGATATGAGCCGCGCCACCTTCCGGCGGCAACCCGTGGTCTGACAGCGGGTCAGGGCCGGCTCCCTGATCCCCTGCCAGACCTCGAAGACGCCATGTTCGGAGCATTGATATTCGTAGATCGGCATCCTAATCGTCTCCAAATGCCGCCGCCCGGCGGATCATGCCGTTCCCGTATCATCCAGCAACAGACTCGCTATACCGCCGGTCCGCTTGCGCGCGTCCGGGTTGTCCCGATAATAGGCTTTTTTTTGCGCTGGCGTCATTCGCGCCCAGCGCTCCGCCGTCATCCGCTCCTCATTGACCCGCGGCGGCGGGGCGCCCGGCATGCTGCCCGTGCTGCGAGCCGCATCTTGCCGCCTCGCTTTGTCCGCGATTCGGTCCGCATCTGACTTTACCAGCATCTCCCCCGGCGCCGCCCCTGCCGCCTTATAACCTCGCCGCTCAGCCAATTTGGCCAGTGTCGCAATGGGATCGACTTGGCGCCGCGCGCAATCCACGTAGAATGTAAATTCCTGCTGCTGCGCCAATTGCGCGGCCGTTACCGGGTCGTAGCCGGCATCGATGTTTTCGTTGCGCAGAAGATTGCGCAAGTATTGCCGGCGTTCTTCAATGTCCGCGATTTTCGTCCCATCAGGCCGCGCGCCGGTTTTGTAGCTCTGAACGATAGCTTCGATGGTTTCATTGAATTCCTGGATCGCCTGCGCTTGCCTCTCTTGTTCGGTCCGCGCCTGGTAGCCCGTTTTGATTTCGTCGATGTCCTTGCGCAGCGCGGCGTTGTCTCGACGCAATTGCCGCAGTTCCCATTGGTCGTGCTCCACCGGATGGGTGCGCGGATCGGGTTCGGGGTCTTCCGGTTGCTTCGATTCGACCGGTTTGGGCCGCCGGGCTTCTTCCAACTCCCGCGCCAGCCGTTCCCGCTCTTCCCGCTCCCGTTTCAGGTCGGTGCGCAAGTCACGATACAAATGGACCGGCACCGACGGTTCCGGCGCCGGTGCAGATGGAGACGGCGGCGGCGGCGGTTGCGCCGCCTCCGGTTCCTTGACCGCCGCCGGTTCCGGCATCGGCGGAGCCGGCGCGGCTTCCGGAGCGGGCGCGGGATTGGGGTCCGACGCCGGCGCGGCGGTGATTTGATCCGCTATCGGCTCGTCCGCTTTCAGCGCCTCAAGGCCGCCCGTGCGCCGGCGCGGCAAATGGCGCTCCAGAAACTTATCGTCAAGTGGTTTGTGAGCCATCGCTTTTGCTCCTTACTGAAAATAGCCCGCTATATTTCACCAGCGGATACCAAAGTTTTTTGCTTCCTGAATCGTATCCAGCACCTTGTCCAAGGCATCATGGTCGTAGCTCAATTCGATGGACTTCAACGCCTCGGCGCGGCTCAGGCATTCCTGCACTACCTGTTCCAAAGTATCGCCCATGGCTATTACCGCGCCAACCCCTGCCCCGCCCGGCGTAACATACGTCTTGCCGCCGATCATCGTCGGCCGCTGCAACAGCACATACGGCTTGAGCGCCGCCGGAATATCAACCGGCAGGTATTTTTCCTTCGCCCAATTGGAATGCAACTGAATCTGCGCGCCGTACCGCGCCACCGGATTCAAGTCCACCAATTCCCCTGCCGCGCCGTACCAAATATGCTCCGACCAGTTGTCGTATAACCGCAGATACACCTGCGAGGGCGGATTGCCGCAACGCACACAGGGGTCAATCAGGTAGGGCGCGCCTTCTTTGCCAAACCTAATCTCGGTCGAAAAGAACGTCCGCGCCTCGTACTGCTTGAGCAGCGGCGCCAGCTTCTCATTCACCATCAGGAGCGGCTCCGGCAGATTCTCATAGTCCACCACCTGCCCCAGATATCCGCTGCTTTTATTTTCGATGCCCCAGGTGACTTGAGAGCAAAACTGGCCATCCACGGTCGATTCGTCAAAGCCCAGCTCCACGCCTTCGACCGGCAATTCGACGATGAATTCGGCGTATTTCTGGCGCGGTCCCAAAATCACCCGCAGGTTGTCCAGCCACATCTGGGTAACCCACGGTTTCTGATGGTGATAGGATTCCATGTCGGCGCGGTAAAAGGAGTACTTTACGTAGGCGTCCTTGACCTTGGCCAGCTCCTTTTCCAGCGCGTCCACGCCTTCCACAAGCGTCCAATCAGTTTCCGGCAGTCCCGCCGCCGCCAGCGCCGCCTTGGCTTTGAGCCGGTCCGTTTCCAAGAACTCCGCCGCGCCCGGCCCCCAGACCCGCTTGCCCAGTGACCGCAGGAATTCGACCCGCGCGCCCATGTAGCAGTCGGGAAATACGATCAGATCGGCTTCGGGAATGAATTCTTCAACGGACTTAACCCGCTCCACGCCGGGCAGGCCTTCGCCGATCTCGCGGTCCTTACTCTGCGGAAACGCCGATTCCCACTGGCAATAGTAAGCCACGCGGCCGAACTTGCCCTCGTCGGCCAGCGCCTGCGCCACGTGGGTGAACATGCCCCAGTCCCAGACAAGACAGGTTTTATTTCTCAGCTCCGAGGACACGCGCGGTTTCGTGATTCAGTTCGTGAATTTGTTCAAGCAACTCGCAGGCGGGCAGCCGCGGATGGAGCATGCTTTTCACCGCCAGGATCAGTGTATCCATGCTGGCCAGGATTTCGCGAGCGTCGGCGCGGGATTGTTCGAGCGATACGATCACGTCCCGCGCGCTCAGGATTTGCTCAGCCATGCAGACCTTTGGGCAGCGCCTTTTTCCTGCTGCGCTTTTTCTTCGGCGCCTTCGGAATATCGCGCCCATCAGCCCGCGCCTCGCTCAGCAAAATCGCCTTGGCCTGCTTCGGATCGGTCACCACCGGACCTTTCTTGCTGCCCGAATGCAGCTTGCCCTTGCGAAACTTCTTCATCACTTCTCTTGCTGGCATTTGTTTTCCTCCAAATAGCGGGCTATTGGCCGCGCTATTCCTGACGAAGCGTTATTTCGCTCAATCCTTTTGGTCCTTGCAACACCGCTTTACTCGGTTGTTCCGACAGGTATCGCAACACGTCATAGGGCCGCTGGCCGACTCGAAACGAATGCGTGTTGGTGTTGTTGATTCGGTCGTTCCGCAGCTTTTCAAGCTGAGAAACCATCTCCCGGAAGTTTTCGGGAGTGATATCCTCCGATTCGGTTTGAATCAGAGTTGTCGCGAAGACTAATGCCTTCTCTTCGGTTTGTCCGGTATCGCGGTATCGAATTGTTGCCGGCCATTTAGCCGCCATTGCAAATTCCCAATTCATGCTTTTATACCTGTGCCTGCGGCTGTCCGATGCCGGACAGCGTTTTCAGGGTCTGACTCAGTTGGCTCAATTGGTCCATCCGATGCGCCTGCGCGAGCCGCTGAAGCGCGTTGCGCCGCTCCGCCATGCCCATCATGTGCTCACTCTGTTTGCGTTGATGCTCCGCCTGCCCCGTAAACGCCTCGGTCTGCGCCTTGAGCCGCGACAGCGCCGCCTCCTGATCGATCGCGCGGGCCTTGGACATCGTAAGCGCCACCTCCGCCATCCGCTTCTGCACGTTCGCCTGCACCATCTCCGGCGGCGGCCCCGACTTCTCCTTGCCCTTTTCCTTGCCGCCGCCAGCCGCCCCCTGCAACAGCATCTGCTGCAAGCCTTGCAGGTACTGCTTCATCTCGTAGCGGCTCTTGGCGCGCAGCGGCATGTCATCGATCAGCGAGGGCACGAAGGCGATGCCGCCGGTCTTAAACAGCGTGATGGCGATGTCCTTCACGCCATCCCAGCGCTCCGCGCGGATATCCGGCGATTCCGGCGTGTCGTCAAGAATGTAATCCCACGGCACCTCCAAATCCTGCTTGAAGAGCTGGATTACCTGTCCGTCGAACTCGCCGCCAATCCGCATCAGCCGCTCGTCTGTGTAAAACTCACGGATGTACTCGATTACGCCCGGCGCTTCCCGCAAGAGGAATCGCCGGTAAGCGTTAAAAAACCACGCCACCGACGCCAGTCCCTGCATAAGCCTCTTCCGCGTCGTTACGCCCGGCACCTCGCCGCTGGTCGTTCCCAACACGTCCGGATTGATGCCGGTAACCTCGCGGATCAGATTGGTGAACGACTGCCACATGGCAAACATGCCTTCAGGCAGCGGCGCCGGCGGGTCTACCCTGAATTTCTGCTGCGACAGCGCGTTCTCTTCCAGCTTGATGAACGGATTAAAATCGCTCATCTCGTCTTTGGCCTGAGTGATGTTCTCGAATGCGCCGTCTTCATAATACGTGGTGATCTTCGATCCCACCGCCAGAATGTGCATGGTCTGGCTCATATACTTGGCCGCAAACCGCTGCGGGTCCATCAAGGTGTACAACAGCCCGCGCCAGCACTTCTCCCGCGCATCCCAGTCTCCGGTAATGAACTTATACGGAAATCCGGTCTGCATGGGAGAATTGCTCACTTCCATCGTCTTATGTTTGATTACAAACGCGCGCTTATAGACCCGGCGCAGATGGCGCACGGAAATGATCTTCGTCTCTGGATAGTACTGCTGGAAATCCTTTTGAAATTCGCGGAATTCATCGCTCGCCATCTCCTTGGCCTGCCCGGAAAATGGATCGATGAACTCATGCCAGCGCTCATCCTCGAACCAAAAAGCCTCCTTGACGGTGACGTAATCCTTGGGCGCGCGCGTTGAGAGAATGTCTTTGTTTGCCGGGTCGTAACGCAGCGGACTGGGTTTCTCCGCTACGTCCGGTTCTTCCAGCGGATTCAGTTGCCCGTCATGCGCCGCCCCCAGGATGTATTCTTCCTCGTCCGGCCATTGCTCCACCGCCACCCATTTCGGCGCCACTTTCAACCGTCCACAGAATCGGATGCGCTCCAGGTTCTGCGTACGGTCGAAGGTGTCCCAGAACATTTCCATGATGTCAACATTTTCGATGATGATTTCGCCGCCCGCCGACAACGTATCGTCCAGGCGCTGACCCACGCACGCGATTCCGCCCGCCAGCATTTCGGAGAACGCGATCGTGTGCTCGAAATCGCCCATGCAGGCATCCAGCGTGGCGCGGTACGCGCCGGTGCCCAGTTCCGCCAGAAGCTGGCGCTCCATCTGGTCCTGAACCCGCGGCAAGCAATGGACCTGCACGCGATTGATAATCTCCAGACCGGAGCATACGTCCAGATAGCGTTTGGCGAGATTGATTTCAGGCACCGGACGGCCTTCCGTATTCAGCTTGGACTTGTCCGCCGGTTCCCAAATCTCGCCCATGCGAAAGCGGCGCGCCTTTTCCACCTCGCGCCATTGACGGCGCACGTCGCCGCGGCATTGCTTAATCAGCTTGTTGACAAACCGCGCGGTGTCATCAAGGTCCTGTTCGATTCTGCTGCCGACTTCAGGTGGTTCTGCCATCGCAATAGCCCGCTATTTTCAATTCGCCCTGAGCGCCACCGCCGCGCATTTGATGTCGGCCGCATGCGCGGCATAAATCGTCCATGGCCCAATCGGTCCCAACGCCGGGGGAATCTGGCTCCATGCTATCTGTGATGCGTAATCATGCACATCGGTTATGTAGCTGAAGCCGGGCGGCGCCGCAGGAGCCTCCGGCGGCTGGAAATAGTTATGCTCAGCGCTCCCGCAGAATACCACCAACGCATCATTGCAATAATTGGTCACCAGCGGCGGCGCCGTCGCCGTCATCTGGGTGATGTTGAACAGCACGTCCGGCGGATTGCCGTAATTTACCAGGTCAGTCGCGTATGCCGCCGCCGCGCCATCCAGCGGCGATGCGTTCACGTTGGTGAAATCCAACAGGATAACGCTGGAATAAGCCTCTCCCAGACTGCCGCGGAAGATATACTTATCCGGTTCCGCGCTTCCCGCCACCTTCCAGAACAGCGCCTGTGTGTTGCTGCCATATGCGCGCGAGTTCAAGATCAAGGCCGTTGTCCAGCCATCCGCGCTCACGCTTTGCGCCGGCATGCTAATTATCACGTCAGCCAACAGGAGGTCGCCCGCCGTCTCACCCGCCGCCTGTCCCACCCGCACTGTCTGGCGTCCGGCGGCCGTGTTGCTGCCTTTTAGAACCGGCGAATTCAGACCCGGCGCGCAGGTCGGCAGCGCCGTCGGCGTAATCGCGGGCGTCATCGTCGGCGTCGCCCCGAACTGCGTCGGAATCGAGGTCGGCGTCGGGCTGGGCGTATTGGTCGGCGTAGGAATCGGCGTCGCCGTCGCCGTCGGCGTTGATGTCGGCGTGGCCGTTGCCCACGCGCTGCCGGTCAGTAAAAGACAACATCCCGCGATGATCGCCAATATCTTCATCAAAATAGCGCGCTATTTCACACCCGTATCAGCGGACTGGCGTGCTTTTTATGCACTTCCAGGAACGCCACGGCCAGCATCCGGGCATCTTCCCAATTGGCCGCGTCGAAATGCAGTTCCGATATCTTGCCGTCGCTGCGCGCCACCCATACTTTTCCGCGGCAGCTCCCGTCCTCGCCCTGCTCCACCCGCGTATCGAAAAAAATCTTTGCTTCAGCCATGTTTCCCGTCCTCATCTGCCCCAGAAGCTCACGCCCTGCCGAATCCGGCGCCGGCGCTCAAAGAATGCCGCATCGCTTTTCGTAACCGGAGTCGGAAAGTTGGCAAATCCCAGCGCCAGCATGTCACGCATCCGCGCCAGGCAGTCCAATATGTCGTCGTGCGCCACCGCCGGGTACTTGCTGAATTCCAGCCGGTAGAAATCCTCGGTCAGGTTGCGCCGCTCGCCCGAAGTCACGCACGGGATGTTGTCCACCCAGTGTATCTGACCGTCAAAATAAAGGCCGGTCAGGCCGTTGATCCGGTCCTCTTTTCGCACATTCCCGCCCAGCGGCTCGATGCGAAACCGGTAATTGCGCTTTTTCATCTTGTCGCTGATATATTCGAGATCGGTCTGAAGTCCGTAATGTTCCCAGCCTACGCAGCGGATGCGGCTTACCGGCGTCCATTTGCAGACCATATCGAATGCCGCGTCACACCGCTCCGCCTGATTCATCCTGTCCCTGATGCCGTCGATTACGTACCAGTTTCGATCGATCGCGAGACCCACGACAAGCATCACGGTATAGTCGCTTTTCTTGTGCTTGGAATTGGCCGGGTCCACGACCATGTAGAGTTTCAGATGGCGCAGCCAGTCGTGGTCCTGAAGCTGCGCCGCCGATATGGTTTTATGCCATGCGGGATTGAAAGTCTGAGTCTCGCCGCCGACGTTGGGCACCTGTTGATGCAGCGCCATCCACTGCGAAGGCAGCAGCCGGTCGCGCTTGTTCTCTTTCACCCATTGCGTTGGATAGCGTTCCGGCCATAACGCCGTACCGTTTTGAGAATCCGGCAGACGCAATAATATGCGTTCTTCCGGCTTCAGCGCGGCGCGGCGGCTGTCGTCCATGTCCTCAATCCAATGGCCCAAATTCGGCAGCGACAGCACTTTCCATCCCTTGGGATGATTCTCCAGCTCCCAACCCGCAATGTCGTTCGGGTCCCAGCGAGTCATAATGAACAGCAAACGGCTGTTCGGATGCATACGGGCATCGATTACCGTATTCATCAGAGACCGCAACTGTATCTGGACCGCCTCGGAGCGCGCTTCCGTCTCGTCCTTTTGGAGGTCGTCCAAAACTATCAGGTCCGCCGGAAGCCCGGTGATGCTGGCTTCCCGCCCTGCCGCGCGGCAAGCGCCGGCGGGTTTCCCAAATACGGGAATCAATTCAAAGTCATTTTTGCTCTTCGTTGTTGGGCTAAGCCGGCAGTCGGGAAAGATGGCCTTGTGATAGTCGGTCGAAAGCAAGGCGCGGATATGTTCGCCGAAATCGTCGGCGCGGTCCTGTCCGTAGGACACCACGATTACCCGGGCATCCGGATGGCGGCCCAGATACCACGCCGGAAACAGTTCGCTTGCCGTGCTCGTTTTTGAATGTTGCGGCGGCGTGAAGATGGCCAGTTTCAGGAATTCCCCGCGCTCCAGCGCCTCCAGATGATCGATTATCACACGGTGATGCCGCGCGACTTCGTACCAAGGGTATTGCGCCACGGCGTAAGCGGCGAGATCGTCGCGGCCCGCCAGCAGAAATTCATGCTCAAGCGGCATCCGTTTTTTTCTGTTCAGACAATAGCGCGGCTATTTTCGGTTTGACTTCGTAGCCCAGCTTTTCAAGCTGGGTCCGCGCTATTCGCGTTACCATATCGGGGTCGCCCTGCATGATCAGATTCAGCGTGTTGTTAGTGACCTGCGCCGGGTTGCTCTTGTCATCTTTCTTCAAAACCGCGCCGCTCAAACGCCCCAGCATTTCCACCAGCCGCGCCTGCATGGCCATGTAATCGCGGAAATAGGCATGGACCATCTGGCCGCGCCGCGTTGTTCCCGGACGCATCGATTTGGTCATTGGCTCCTTGAATCGCGACCGCGGACTATCCGGATGATAGCGGCCGTCCGGCTCTGACGCCAAAGCGTCATAGCGCTCCGCATGCGCGCGCACCTCCTGCGCCATCTGAATTACAACGGTGCTGAGCGAACTGGCGTCCGCTACAACATGCCCCTGAAACAGATGGTTGCGCAGCGCGCGCATATCGAGGCCGCTGCCTTGAAGCGCATCGCGCACCTGATCCGTCCGATAGCCGCGCAAAAAGAGCACATCCGCTTCTTGCCGATGCTCGCTTTCACAAACGCGGCATGACGGCCGAGCGCCGTCTTCGGGTTCTATATCGCATTCAGGTTCCATGCGCTCTTCGATGCGCAGTTGCGCAATAGCGGGCTATTTCAAGGAACGTTGAAATCAGCCTGAATCCAGTCGTTGTTCCCGTCCTTCGCCAGCGTCGCGCAGCCGCTGGTTGAAGTCGATAACTCAACGACAAGCCCCGTCGTTATCCGAATGGGATGGTTTGCCCAATCGATGCAGCGGAAGCTTTCAGCCGGGTCGGTGGACTGGCTCCAACCCTCCATGCATTTCGCAACGCACGGAGGATTCGTGTTTGCGCAGCTGCCGAGCGCGCCGTCCGCCGGTACGGAAGCCGCGTCCAGGATCATCAGATGCCGCAGCGCCGCGGTATGCATGCTCACGCAGACGCCTTCCAGACTCGCGGTGCAGTTGGATCCGGCGGCGCCGTTCACGCAGGTATTGAACGAATGGGCGCCCTCATAGGCCGCGCTTTCATTTCCGGTCGGCAGCGGCATTCCCATGATCATGCGGACCCGGTTCTCAAAGCTTCCCAAGGTGGAAAACGGCGGATTCCTGGTTGGAGTTCCGGCCGCCAACACGATCCCGACCGCCAGCACGGCGCACAGCGCCCCGCCGATATAGATTGCTTTCTTTTTCATGATTCTTCCTGTTCGGCGAGGAAGCGGCGCGCCGCATGGCATTCACAGTCGCAGCGGTTCTTTTCTACATGCAAAACGGCGCCGATCCGCGCGCATTTGATGCACCATTTATCAATCACAAGCTGATTGGCGTTGCGCGCCGCCAGCAGGTCCAACAGTTTCCGGATATGGTCGCAGGCTTGTGGAAACAAGCCCGGCTTGGCTTTGCGGATAATGGTGGGCGCGGTATTCATACGTCCAAGTTTAAGGCGGACTAATTTTTATGACTAGACAAAGAAAAAGGGCCGGAGTCTTCCGGCCCCTGAAATAGCAGGCTATTACCGCGCCTATGCAGCCGGGATAGGATCGCCTTCCAGCCGGCGTTTGCGGCGTTTTTGTTTGGACTGTATCGGCGGTTTTTCCGTCTTTGTTTTTTGCTGCCGGGGCGGCGGGACATAGCTTGCCAAAACCAGCGCATGCCTGCGCAGCTCCAGCATGGAGCGCGCCACTTCCATCGCCTCCTCGCCCAGCTTCTCCGCCGCCGCCGCAATTCTTTGAGCTTCCGCGGGGCTGGTCTGACCATTCAATGTCAGATTTTCTTGCATGGTCTGCGCCCGCTCCAGAAATGTCCTTCCCAGCTTGATGGCGGCCTTCAGTTTCGGTTCGACTTTATCGCTAAGCAGCGCCGCGACGGCCTTTTCGTCCATCTTTTTTGCCCGCGGCGGCGTTTTGGAATCGGGATTGCGCGGCCTTCCCGGTCCTCGCTTTTCCCGTCCCTGGGCTTTGCGCAGCCGCTCGCGCAGATCCTCGCGGCTCCAACCGTGTTCCTCGCATTGAATCAGCCAGTCCTCGCGCTCCGCCAGTCCGGGCGCGCATTTAGGACAATCCGGCAGAGGCCGGCTCAAGTGCTCGCGGCACCCGGGCGCCAGCGCCTTTACCACCTGGTGGAAAGTCCATTCCAACTTGGGATGGCGATACTCGTAGGGATAGGACCGCGCCAGACTTTCGGCCACCTGCATCATCTGGTCGTCGTAGCCGCACAGGTCGGCAATCTGCGAATAGGCTTCGCCGATCCGGTCGGAACACGCCAGCAACAGGTCGCCGGCCATCCAGACCATAGCCTGCTTGAGTTTTCCCACTCCTTGGAGCAGCAGGGAAAAATCATCGTAGGTCAGATTTTTGGGCAGGTCGCGAAATCCGACCTCGCTGACCAAATGTCCGATCGCCACTTCGGGCGTTCCGAAGTCGCGGAGGATTAAAGACTTCCTGGAATCGGGTTCCGGTTCGTTGGCGATATCCGCGCCGACAAAATCCGGTTTCACCGGGGTTGCGGACACTTCTTCCTCATAAAGCTTTTTCAGCGCCTTTTCTGCTGATCCGGGCATGATAGATGTCTCCCTGCTTTATTTCGCGGGCAATACGGCCTCGGAATCATCTACTATCAGGCGCCGCGGGGTTATGTCCAGAAATCGCTTTCAGAGCGCCGGCGCCGACTTTCCCTGCTGAAACATCAACAGCACATGGCGGCCGTTGATTCCTTCCACCGCCGCGCGGATAGTTGTGGGCTTGGCTTGCTGAGGCCGCGCCGCATTGCTGATGACGCTGGCCAGCGCCTTTAAGTCCTCGGCGCTGCCGCTGAATTCTACCCTATCGCGCTCAAAGTAGACGGTTAACATAGGCCCTCGATTTGGATTTGGACATCGACCACGCCAGCTCCGCAGCCGGGACATGCGTCCAGATGCGGGCTTAATACTTCGAGCGTGCCGCGCCGTATCTTAGTCATTTCCATCAACTGGCGGAATCCGCAGCAGCGGCATGCCACCGGCGCGCTGATATAAACTCCAATGGGAAGTCTATCGAGCCAGTCGGCCATATTGGGTATCAATCCCTGCTGGGCCATGATGGCCCCGCTTTTATTTCACGTCAAGAAAATAGCCGCGCTATTTTTGGCGCGAACTGTCGTAGGTCACCCACACGAAGCGCTGTTCGCAAGGATTTGAGTCGGCGGGAAATTCAAGCCGGGCCGCTTCGCATTCGGTCTGGGTCCGGTATGGCGGGCTGATATAGGCAAACGAGGTCTGTCCCCCGTTGCGAGCCGTGAAGAACCAAAGGCCAATAAAGATTTCCGCGATCACGGTCTTTTCTCCTGACGGGGCGCCGAATACTTATTGATTCGCAGTTCCAAGCCTTATTCCGGTTGGACGCGCGTCTGATCTTTGCTCCATTTCAGATACTTCGCGATGGCTTCGGCGCGGGCTTCGGCCTCGGTAGGACCAAACTCGAAAAAACTGAGGCTGAAACGTATGTGCAAGGAGGCCTGAATATCTGGTAGGTCTCCTGTTAGATCGATCTGCCACCAATGCCGCGGCAGATTTTTTTCCAGCCGCGCCAACGCATTGAGATCGGCGGTATAGTCGGGAAGGTTATAACATTTGCCTATGCTTGAGTCAGAACACTTCTGCCAGAATCCATCATCTCCCGGCCCTGTTCTACAAAAGCTCCAGCCATCCAATTCCGCCAGCAGCCGATTCACTTCCGCTTTACGTTCCGGTGTCATTACGCGAGTCCCTTCCCCGCACTTTCGGACCAATATATTACTTTGGCGATATTGTTCCATATCCATTTCTTTTAGACGGTCCCTATCCTCTCTCTTCAGGACCGTGGGCGGTCTCGAGCTGCGCCACCGGAGCTTGCTTCCGACCCTCCGCTTGACAGGTCGCAAACGCATGACGAGATTCCGGTGCTCGTTAATCCATGCGTTCGAGAGGCCGTCAAATTCATTCTCGCATTACCCAACAGCGCGAGGCAAAT